ACCTTCATAACCAAAGATTTCACGAATTTCATTTACTGTAACAGCCCCTGTAGGCAATAGCGTTTGACAAATTTTAATCCTACTTGCTACAGACATATAAGATAATCTATTGCTTTCAACGATCACTTCATTTCCATGTCCCTTTTCGCGGCTTGTAAACAGTTTTTCTGTAAATTCCTGCGTTAATTTAATAGCAATTGGTTCTAATACAGATTCATAAAACGCTATATATTCATCTTCCGTGTAATTACCACTTACAATCTTTTCATTCAAACCAAAGTGCTTATACACCATGTCTCTTGCAAAATCCATTTGACCTTTATTAAAGGTGCTGATAGTTGTTGTTAACTGTTGAAATGTTGCTTTATTATCCAACGTAGCAATCCCACTACCATTTGCATTTGATACATAACGATCAGTAAACTTCTTCCATAGTTCCTGTTGGTCATCTTCACGTACTGTCCCCTCAAAATTGATAATCCCACGTAACGAGTTACCATTTTTTACAGAGTTTATAATTGCAGCCTTTACTGCATGCAATAAATCCAAGTCCTCTTTTAAGGCTCTTGAGTTATCTTCACCAAATAGCTGATGACTGTTAAAATGCCGTTTAATATGAATAACCGCATCATACAGTACAGTCATACTTTTGCCATTAATAAATTGGAATTTAACATATAAATTGCTATCCTTATCCACTTTAACTTCTACACTTCCAAAGTCTAATGGATATAGGCCCTCAATCACGCCATTTACATCACGTTTTACATAAATAAATGCGTTATTGTAATTGAAATATTGTGCAACTACTTTTTCTAAAAATTCACTTGCCGTCATAAATGGATTTGGCCTTGTTCCCAATATGTGGTTAATAGATATAGAACCTTGTACTATTCCATCACTTGTTCGTCTGATATGTTTAAGCTTCATTTTACCTAAATGTCTAGCAATCGTATCTGTACAGTCTCTAAATGTGGTATCTGTATATGGCACTCCACTAAAAGGGGTAAATACATTCGTATATCCATCTAAGAACTCTGCCCCAGTTAAATTAGCTTTATCAGTATTTCCAAATCCAAATATTTTATTAAAGATATTTCGATAGTTCATTATCTCACCTCCTTTCTTAAATTACATTGTGGTAATCTTCTTGATTCCGTTCATACTCAACATATGCATCCAACATAGATGCAAATCCATCAATTCTTTTCTTTGCATGAATGGATTTAGTTGGCTGAATATTGCCATTACGATCTACATCTATTTCCACATTAGCCATACACCATTTCAATATTGGATTGTTATCATAGTTGATTAATTTTGCTTCCAGTTCTGCGCCCAATGCTTTCATTGGTCCGCTCAACGTTTTCTTACCTTGAATGACTGGATTCATTACAGATCGCCCAAACTCTGATTTCATATCTTCTACAAAATATGTAGCACTCCACCCGTCATACCCACATTTATATAAGTAAATATCATCTTCCGTTTGTCTTTCTTTAAACCAATCAACAATTAGCCTATAGTCAATTCTATTGCCCGGTGATTTCCGTATAAATCCTCTTTTATACCACACATCATAAGGTACTTTATCCTCTTGTACTCTTTTTTCAAATAAATCTTCTGGTATCCAGTACATTTGCTTGATGTATTTTACAGGGTCATTAGGTATCATGAATAACAATGTGGCGCATGTTAAGTCTGTAGTTGCTGATAAGTCTATTCCACCTATCCCATATCTTGGTTTTAATTTAGCAATATCGTATGTTGCTATATTGTTTAATTGTTCAAATGTTAAAAACGCCTCTGATGATGTTTCACGAACATTAAAGTCCTTTGTTAGTAGATTTGTAACATGAATAGGATTATTTTGTGCTGATTTAACTTTTTCAGCTAATTGGCTAATGCTTTTTATTGTTCCTAGTCCCGGATTAGCTTTTGCCCAACAATTAGGATCTGTCCATTCCTTTCTACTATCTAACTCATAAATTATTGGTAAGATACGTTCATTTTTATAACCTTGCTCATCATCATACCCATCTACAATTTGGCAAGCCTCATCATATTTAATATCGTAAATATTTTCACGAACTGTACCAGCAGTACTAGTAATAATGGTTAGTGGTTGTTCACGTGCGCTCATACCATCAACGATTACATCATACAAATTCTTATCCTTGATAGCATGCAGTTCATCAATCAATGCTCCATGAACATTTAACCCATCAAGATTATTAGAATCTGATGCAAGCGGTACAAACTTTCCATCATTTACATCACACAAAATTCTGTTAACACGAATATGACAAACTTTATTAAGCGACTTACTTTTTTTTATCATTTTAGCCGCTTCATCCCATATAATTTTTGCTTGGTCACGCTTTGTTGCAGCACTATATATTTCAGCACCCATTTCACCATCCGCAACCAATAAAAAAAGGCCTATTGCGGCCGCTACAGTGGACTTACCGTTTTTACGTGCCACTATCAATATGAGTTCTTGATATTGCCTTGCTTTTGTATCCTTATCAACAAAGCCAAATAATGCAGCAATCATTGCTTTTTGCCATAATTCTAAGATTACTGGTTTTCCTGCCCACTTACCTTTAGAATGTTTGCAAAACAGCTCAATGAAATCAATTGCAACTTCTGCCCTGTCTTTATCATAGATATATTGACTTGGGTTTTCTAACTTATCGACTAAATGCTTATATATCCTACGAACACGATCAGATACAACTATTTCACCATCAATGATTTGGTTATAGTATTCTCTGATTGGGTTCATCGTCTAACACGTTCCATAATAAACTTCTTAAATCCTTCATCATCATCTTCATTTTTAGTCTGTGGCAATTCGCTCAACAGTACTTTTATGATGGCAATATAGTTTTTCATCAACGTGTTATATGCCTTTGATTCAGTCGATTCTTTTTTACCAAATTGATTGTTTCCATTGCAATATTCTTCCACAAATCCTACTTTTTCTAATTGAATTTGTAGTTCATCTAACTGCATTTCCATGTGTACAGCTTGCTCAATTGATTTTCTAATCAACTTTTTCTTTTCTTGTGGAAGTTCCTTGAAAATCTTGTTATATTCTGTAATTCTCTTCTTTTTTATTTTTTCTTTTTCTTCATTTGTCAACTCCTATCACTCCTTTGTTAACCACACCCCTCACATGTGCGACCTGCGTTTTAAACGAAACTGCTGCCCCGGTGTAGAAAAAAATATTTTCTGTATAAAAATATGGGGGGGAGTCAATCGTTATCACATTCATTATCATTTACCGCAACTAAATCGCCCATCTCATTAAATATCAAATCACGTGTAGGCTTAATCAATAGACTTGCCCCACTAGTAATTCCATTTGGTACTGCCAGCGCATCTAGTTCTGCATGTATTGCGTTATGGCATTCAATACACAAGAACATAAGGTTATCCCATCCATAAGCAACTTCATCATTATTAATGTTGTTTGGGTTTAGAGGTTTTTTATGATGCACTACCCAACGTTGTCTAGTTCCGTCAACCTTGTTTGCGCTTTTTAACCCATGGCATCTTTCACATATATATAATTTTGATTCTGCATATGCTTTTGCGCATCTTCTCCATCTATATGAATTATAGAAGTTTTTAGAATACTCCTTTGCCATTTTTTTTAAAACCACCCTTTTTTTCTAGGATACTAAATTTTATACCTCATACCCCATGGCTCTCCTATTAATAGCATACACTTCATCATATGTAATACCTTCACGCTCTGCTACTTTATTTAAGCAATCATCTTTTGTTGGATATTGTCCACTATGTGTATTGATATGGCATTGTGTACATAGTTGGATTAGATTTTCTCTAATATCACCGCCACCGCTTCCACGTGTATTAATATGATGCGGTTCAATGTTTGTCCTTTGACCGCAAATTTCACATCGTGTAGAGCGTATCTCATTAATTGTTTTCTTCGACATAATTCTTTTGTGCTTCATATTTCCTCTTATAAACCAAAAAGGACCGCATCATATCGTGTTATGCGACCAATTATGATGAAGTCCTTTTAGGGTATGTAGTTTTTTAAGGAGGCTTGACGTGTTCAACCCGTTCATGCCCACATACAGTATCTCATATATAGAGTGTCAAATAATAGCAACCTTTTTATAAATTTCCTCAAAATTTTTGATTGCTCTCTTATGTAGATTATGAACATTCTGCCTTGAACAATCAATTAGTTCTGCCACCTTTTCCCATGTACATCCATTAATGTACCTATCTACTAATACCGTCCTTTGTTTTGTACTGCGAATTTGATTGATCATAAACCTTGCTCGTTCTCTCTCTTGTAGGTATGTGCTCCATTCTTTCATAATCTCATCTGTAACCGCATCAAGGTTCGCAACTTTATCTGCAATAGTTATTGGTTGACCACCAGTAATTCTATCTCTACTATAATCGATTGCTTGAAGGCTCATTATGTCTTGTCTCAATCTAAATATTTCTCTCTCCTTACATCTAATATTTAAATCTGTATCACGAATTTGATTTAAATATTCCCTTCCTGTCATCTACTAATATCCCCTTGTGTTTCAATGTATGCTTTCCATTCATCAAGTGTATATATTTTATGCCCCATCGCTTTTGCAAATGCCCATTCACCAATACACCCTCTTGATTTTTGCCAATCACCACACAATATTAAGATTGAGCATTTATCTAACATGTCTAAACAAATCTCTAGTCCCTTTGCATATCTTTTTTCAAAGTAAACCATAGAAAAGTTATGTATTGGTGAGAGATATGTATTGTATTTATCTTTCAATACGAAATCTTTCATAATGTCATCTATGGATGCTTTGTTTTTTCCATCTCCCCCATAAGGATGTGCTACATATATTAATTGCCCTGTCATTGTGTTACTCCTTTTGGTTGTAGATCATTCACATGAAATACATGACTATCATCCGCATCAATTGCATCTAAACTATTTTCTATTTCTGTATTTTCAAATAGCTTTGCTTGCGCTCGCTCTCCATTTACAAACATTGCTACCTCTTTTAGAAACTCCATGATTATTTTGTTTTCACTTGTTCCTACTGGTAGCCATTCACTCACTACCTTACACAAACTACCTGCTTTATTTTCTAAACCGCCTGTTACTTTTACTTTATCAATCAATGTATCATCATGCTTGTTATATTTAATTCCCATTCCTACCATGTAATACATGTTGGCTGAAAATTTAAATGTTGGAAACCATTGTAAAAATAGTTCTTTCATTTTTTCGTATTGTCGTATCATTTCTGGCCTGTACAGGTCTTTTGTTTTTAATTGATACGTTTCATCACATCTGCCGTTATGTTTCATATATGTTACTTTGGTATATTCTCCAAATGATATGCTTAACACTCTAATCATTCTATAACCCCCTTAATGCACGTTCTTTTTGTTCGCCTTGCTTGTAATAATTGTTTTTGTTGCTTTTCTTCACATTCCCATTCACCACATATCGTCTTGTTTACTCGATTTGTATAGAACTTCTTTCCACACTGAATGCAATATCTTGTGTACTTATATACTCTCTCCATTCGTTCTTTGTTCTCTTTATCTACTTGCTTTTTAGTCTTGCGTGGTACTACAGGTTTCCCTGCCATACAATCTGGACACCATGTGTTATGGTCTGTTGGTGTATATAGCCTATCGCACCTATGACATTTTCTTTGCATCGTTTGCTCCTATTTATAATTTCCGTTTGAATCGATATAATCACCAATTCTATATAGTTCTGTTTCTTTCACTAAATATGCGCTATATCCATATCCATGTGATTTTTCCCATTTTCTAAATACTTCTGTCAATTCTTTGCTTAATTCACATAGATGTTCTTGCTTTACCTTTTTAAAATATACAAAATCACATTCAGCAAATTCTTCAGGTAAGTCATTATCTAGAAGATCATAAATTACACGCTCACCATCTACTTCTGGAACATAATAGTATGGATGCCCTATTTCTACGTAATCATCCAATACCTCTTCTTCTAAATATTCAACATTGTTCTTATCATCCCAACAATAGCTTTCATAGTAGTTTAAAAAGTCATCAATAGCCTCTTCAATGCTGCTTTGTGGACTACCAGCATCACCATCGAAACTCCAACAATACTCGTTTTCATTTTTCACTAACATTTGCTCCACCTCAATCCCTTACTGTGCATCCGTACTTTGCTTTTCGCATCTTATGTTTTATCGTTCTCACATTGTCCCCTACATATCTATATGTATCAATTTCTTTGTATCTCTCTTTATTTTGCTCATCTAGCTTTCTTCTATATTCTAAATAGCTTTCACATTTGCCATGGCAAGCTACTTCTCTAAACTTGCACCCTCTGCATGGTACATCCATAGTTTCCTCGCCCATTGATTAAATTTACGGTTTACCTTGTAAGCGTTTCTTTTTATGCTTGCAGTTTGTAATTTATCAGAAGGAATTATCACGTATCCCCAACGTGGTATGAATATCCTTTTCCCTTCTTTAGTCCTGCACTTTACAATATGATCATGTGCTTTGCATACATTCCTGTATCTATCATTCATGCTCATACCCCTCTAATTTGTTACCTATTACTTTTGCATTTCCGTTATTCATAACAAATGCTAAATCAAAATCTAGTACCGCATCAGATTGTTGATAATTGATTGCTTTGCATCGCCATTGATCTTTTTCTGTTCTGCAGAGATGATCCGCTACCAATGGAGCCTCTTGTACTGATTTACAATCAAACTCTATATGGTCCTTTTCGTATATCCTCTTCCCTGTAATGCCTTTAGCTTCACTTCCTCTACATAGTGTTCCATCTGCAATTGGTATCCATGCATAGTTATCATTTTGTATTGCCAGCAATCTAATTTGTGAGTAGCTTTGCTTTATTTCATCACTACTCACCCATTCTGTTTTATTTGTTCCTAATCTAAGGCCTTTATATATGAGCGGTTTCATGCTACCTCCTCACATATGGCTTTAATACCACGTTTTTTTAATAACTCATGTATCATCAGTCTGCCTTTTTGTGTCCATCGTGTTGATACTTTACTTTCTAATCTTCCATCTGAAGTTACATATGTATGTGTTTTTGTTTTTGTGTATCCGTTGTGCATTAGATCACTATACAAAATCCATTGCCCATTTACATTACGTTGAATATGGTCATCATGTAGTATCTTATTTAACGCTATGGCGCTTAATCCATAATCTGCAGCAATCTGTGTTACAGTCATTGCATTTTGTGAACTTAGAATTTTATCAACATAATCTATCTTTGGTTCATATTCTGCAATCTGTTGTTTCTGTTGCTCTATGATTGCCTTTGATTGATTATGGGCCTCTACTTCATCAGCATATAATCTCAATGCTTCTGGTAATGTCTTTGGAATGTTTAATTCATAACTACCAGTCTTTCTAATTTGTGGTAATACTTCACTAGTTACCCACCTTTTAAATTTCTTCGCACTTGGCATCTTTGATTTTAGTATTAGCGAATATAATCCAGATTCATTGATAAGATATGTCTCTCTGTTTTGACCTGTATCGGCAATTTGCCAACGCAGCTTATCTTCTTCATCAATGTGTTTTCTGATTGCATCTGCAGTATCTTTATATCCCAATGCATTTGCTACACTCTTGGCCACAAAGTACACTTCATTTTCAATAGTAATGGTCCTTAGTTCCCCAAACTCATTACTACTAAAAAGTGTTGTTACTTGATTCATAACTTCGCCCCCTATCGGTTTTGAACACGTACTGGATTATAAGCAGGACAATCTTTACATTCTTCCTTTTTTAGCCAATATATAGTACCTGTTGTTTTTCCCTTAAATAGCTTTATTGATGTTTTTCTTTTAGGACATGAATCTTTTACCCATAATGCTCCACTTTTAGAAGGTCCAAACGAATGACTACATACTTTCTTTGGTCTACCTCGTTTCATTATTGTTTTCTCCTAAAATGGAATCTTTTCATCTTCATCAAAATTATTGAAATTACTTTGACTTTCATTTTGTTTAAGTCCATATGTAAGGTTTTGCGCCACTACTTCAGTTATGTAGCGTTTCTCTCCTTTTTTATCTTCATAGGATCTAGAATGTAACTCACCTGCTACCGCTACAAAATCACCTTTACGTAAACAGCTATATAGTTCCGCATCAACCCAACACACAATATTATGATAGCTTGTGCTTTGTACTTCATTTACGTATTTATTTGTTGCCATTCTAAATGTAAGTACTGGCTTACCTGTTTTTGTATATCTTAGTTCTGCATCGGCTACTACATTACCGCTTAAAAATACTTGATTTATATTTAGCATATGCTTCTCTTCTCCATTTCTTACATTCTTTATTAATTATGTATAGCGA